ATGTACCAACCGACAGACGACGTGTACCAATCTCAGATGGCAACGATCAGAACGCGTAAAAAAGCCGATGGCAGCAGCAGCTACCTCGTCCAGATCCGCATTAATCGCGACAAGGTGACAGTCTACCAAGAGAGCCAAACGTTCGCCCGCAAACAGGCTGCAGTGGCCTGGGCGAAGCGACGGGAAACCGAGCTGTCTGAGCCTGGTGCTATCGAGCGCGCCAAGCGGGTAGGGCACACGGTCAAGCAGATGATCGACCGTTACCTGGTCGAGGCAGAAAAAGCCCGGCCACTGGGCGAGACCAAGCGACGCACGTTGAACGCCATCAAAAGCAGCTACCTGGGTGAGATGGTCGACTCCGAAATTAACCAGCAGGTGCTGGTGGACTATGCCCTATGGCGTATGAGCCCCTCAGGCGGTGGCATCCAGCCGCAGACAGCCGGCAATGATCTGGCTCACCTGGGTTCAGTGTTGTCGCTGGCCAGGGCAGCGTGGGAGTACGAAATCAACCCCCAGGCTATGCCCGACGCACGCCTTGTCCTGAAACGCCTGGGCTACAACATGAAAAGCCGGGAGCGGGATCGCAGGCCAACGCTTGAAGAACTCGACAAGGTGCTTGAGCACTTTTTCGAGATGCTTGCACGGCGTCCGACTGTCATTCACATGCCGAAGGTCGTGGCGTTTGCCATCTTTTCTACGCGGCGTATGGACGAGATCGCTCGCATCATGTGGGAGGATCTGGATGAGCACCGCCAGGCGGTGAAAGTGCGGGATATGAAGAACCCAGGGCAGAAAATCGGTAACGATGTGTGGTGCCATCTACCGGATGAGGCGTGGGCGATTGTGCAAAGCATGCCGCGTCAGTGCGCTGAGATCTTTCCTTACAACACCGACTCAATCGGCACAGCCTGGTCCAGAGCGTGCAAGATGGTTGGCGTGGAGGACCTGCATTTTCATGATCTGCGCCATGAAGGTGTGAGCCGGTTGTTCGAAATGGATTGGGACATCCCGCGTGTATCGAGTGTTTCCGGTCATCGTGACTGGAACTCGCTGCGGCGTTACACCCATCTGAGGGGGCGTGGGGATCGATATATGGAATGGATTTGGTTAGAGCGGATCATCCAGGCGCCAGCCTACCTAGGCACACGTGCCGAGTAGTTGTTTGAGGGATGCGCAGATTCAGCGTCACTTGCACTTGTCTTGACGATTCTATGCACCGGGCCTGATTAGTCCAATGAACGGTTTGAGCGGCCCGAAGCGGCCATGATCTGCTCTGCGCTCAACACCGCTTTGGGTCTATCTGAATTGTAGGGTGGCCGCTTTCGACCCCGGTTGTGTGAAAACGTAAACGGATCGCTGAAGAGCGCGAGCGTACGTGAAATCTGTAATGGCTTGGTTATTCAGCTAGCCCAGATTTCGCGCAGGAGCGCGGAATTCTGGTCGTTTTCTAACCAGCCGGATCGCGTCGAACGTTTTCACACAGCCTGACTTGAAAGCGGACGCTATCGACTCCCATTCAAAGCACTGAGAAGGCCTGTTGTCGAATTTGATCTATGCACCTTAAGCTCCCGCGTGAACCTCCCTAAAGCGCTCCTGCTCAGTTGAGCAACGCTGACAATCCCCCATCCTCAAGCCTTGAACAGTCAATCTGAACGACATCAGAGCGCATCATCGCGTGCTTCTATCATGCGTCCGTGATATTCGGGTGGGTTATTCCCAAAGCGACTACCCAAAATATTGAGTGGACATCCATCATAACTAAATGTAGCTTTTGGCCATCACTGGCCACCGGCTTGCGAATTTTTGGTAGTGTCACGACTGCTGCTTTCTCATAGCCACTTATGAATTTTCGGAGCACTCAAAGAAATGAATCGACTTAACTATCACAAAGAAATAATAGCAGCGCTCGCTTGGTTAAAAGCCCAGGTCGAGATTCATAACGGCATGGCGCTAACGGATATAAATCATGGTGCAGAAGATTTTTATTGCGGTCTTCTGAATTTAATTTATGGTCTCAAGCTTAAAAATATTAATATCATTAACAATAATGCTGCTGCGATAGATTTAGGTGACAGCCAAAGTCGAGTTGCTTTTCAGGTGACGTCCACGTCAGCCCTAACCAAAACGAAACACACTGTCGACAAGTTTATAGAAAAAGGCCTCTATAAAAATTATGATAGGTTGATAATTCTAAATATTGTGAGCAAATCTAATCATCGGATTGCCAAAATAGGCACTGCTGAATACGAATTCGATACCAAAAGCGACATGCTTGATGTGGCCGATCTAGTCAGGGAAATAGTTAATAACTCTGATCTTTCCAAGCTAAAAACAATTGTAGATTTCTTAGATTCTGAATTGTTCTACGCACGAAACACATCCAGTCGAGACCTGTCGACATCGCGAATCTACCGATTTTGGTGCGATAAGATAGATCCGAGCAACCTTGTTTACTACTGCTGTTTTCTGCCGTTTTTTTATTATGATGTTCGGATTTCAGAGCAGTTCCTGCTTCGAATTCAATCCTACTTATCTCAAGTTGAGTGGATAATAGAGGATCACGAGAATGATATAAATTCCACGGCACTTATAAGTGCCATTCGCAACTTTAATTCTGTATGTCGCGATCTTGTCACCATTTGTTGTCTGCACGAAAACAAATATATTGAAGGTGATGAATATGCTTACTGGGTAAGCTGCCAGCATCTTGATTACTTCCAGCGAGAAAAATACATTTCATATCGAAAAGGTGTACTCCAAAGCTTGTTTTACCAATTAATTAAGGCCGCCAACCATATTATATCATTAAACAACAGGGTGCTGAATGGCTCGCCTCAAATGTACATTCAGTTTAAGCAGGATGAGGATGGGGTTGAGTATTTCCCGGGTTATGACGAGCGTGACTTCTCCTGCGGTAAACTATATCCTGGCTATTGCGAGGTTGATTACGCGATACGACGCCAAATTTATGGTGATGGTGTTTAAGCTATAAATCAAAATTGGTTGTCACCGAGCGCGACTCTAACGGCTAGACGAATTTTTCACCTAAATGACTATTTTGTTTGGCGAGGCGCTGTATGAGTTCACACAGTAGCCTGGTGATCATAAGGCAGATGCGCTGGCCCTTTCACTACTGGAAAATGGCCTTGATGAGCTGACTGCTTGTGTGACTCTCGAACTTGGACACCTTCATGTGTGCTGGCCTTGGTGAACTCGGGAACTATGCGGGTATATGTCGCGATGCATAGTCGCGATCCGCGAAACGTTCTAGCAGGTATTGAAACACTGCTCCACGCGGGGTCAAGCTGACGGGTGGTCTGTTAGGAGATAAGTCTCGATGCGACCTGCAACACCACATCTTGGAGAGCCCCTGAATTTCTGCAATTGGTCGAAAGCGGCCAGTATCGTGTAAGGGACTAGGGCAGTTTGGCTATTCCCATCCAGCCCACTTAGGGAGCAGATCAATAGCCGCCGATCGTAGGCGGCCATCGATGCAAAGTGGCTAAAGTGGGTTCGACTAGGAGGAGGGGCGGATGCAGTCAGATGTTCGCTGTGAACGACTGACATTTACCATGGGGCGCACTCTCCGTATCTGCCCGCCCGTCACCTCTTATTCAATTGCGCACACTCTTTGCGCGCAGCATCTCGCTGCTGGTCCAGATACAGGGCTAGATCGGCAATGTGTATGCCTCGGGCGCTCTTCTGACTCGATTCAAGTCGGGTGATTGGCAGCTGGATCTCCCCGGCCAGCACCTTGCGCTGGAATACGAGCGGCGTGAGGTGCGTGAAGTAGTCAGCGCATACCTGTTCGAGCGAGATAATCGCTACGCCGTTGTACTGCGCCATCAACACAAAGGCTGTCTTCATGCATGGCCCTCCTGCTCATGCGAAATCGGTTTTGCGCTGCTTGGTCGAGCGGATTGCCGGCCCTCATTTACCTGGTTGAGCACCTGCTTGCTGGCAAGGTTGAAGAGCTCGGCGGCGGAGACCGGCGTGACAGACTGCTCGAAATTGCGCACGGCATCGAACCGAATGCGGTACAGCCCGGCCTGGCCGAGCCAAGCCGCGGGTCGCTGCTCTGCCTCGGGCGCAGCCGGGTCATTGGCTTTTCCATTCTCGATCAGCCGCATCGCCTGGTTGAAAGTCAGCATCCGGCCGTTGAAGTACCAGGAGGGATTGTCCGCGTCTGTCAGGATTAAAGTATCAAACAGCGGCACTACGGCGCCTGCAGTCCAGTTATCGTGAATGCGACTCAAGCCAAGCGCTTTGGCGATGGCATAGGCATGGGTGGATTTGCCGCATCCCGCTGGACCGTAGACGATGCAGCTGCGTGGAGTGTTAGCGATCATGCGGCAACTCCTGAGGTAGCGGCGCTACCACGGTTGACGCGAAGTTGTTCGTGAATCCGCTTGGCCAAGTCGTCAACCAAGTCAACCTGTGCACCTGCTTTGGTGGCTTCTGATTCGATGTTCAACGCTTTGAACGTACGTTGGGCCAGGCGGATAGTAGACGAGGCGCTAACAAGCCTCTCATAGTCCTTCTTGGTCACGGCCAGACCGGTGTACGACATGACGCGGGCTTCAAGCTCAGCAATACTGGCTTTGAGGTTAGCCACTGTCAGATGGTGCTTGCGTTGTGCTGCTTCAGCCTGAATGCGTGCCTCGTCCAGATCTGCCTGCAGACCGTTGATCTGCAGCTTCAGATCGGCCCTTTGCTGCTGTCTGCCCGCGTCGACGCCGTGGAGGAAGACACGGTGTCGTACCTTCGGAATGATGAAGGTGAGGGCAATCAGGCTGACTAGCCATACGATCCCCAAAGCGAGTACTTGTTGGTGCGGTTGCATGCGCTGTGCTCCAAGTTAGCCGGCCACCGGGCAAGGTGAGAGTCGGCGGCGGGCTGGATGCCCCTGATGGCCGGGGCCGCCTGGTTCAGGCGGATTGCTTATCGCGCTCTGCCTGACGGTCGAGGTAATCGGCCAGGTTGTGCAGATAAACCACATATGAGGCTTTCTTAGAGCAGTCAATCTTGCTCACGCGAAGACCAATCCGCCCTTTATTGATAAGTTCTTTGAAGCGCCTGTCTGACCCGATGTGAGAGAAGTAGCGCTCCCTTACAGCGGACAGCGTTGGGCAGGGCGTGGAGAACTCGGCGCGTAGTTGCTCCAAGGTGCTCATGCGCATTTCCCGAAGTCGTCAGGGCCGGGCTGAAGCTTGGCGTGCACGGCTGCTGCGAGTTGCTCTTTGCTAGAGCCAGTCACAGCAACGCAGACGTCGCCCAGGTCGTTGGTTACGACTGCGCCAAGGGGAAGTTGGCGGTTGACGGTGGCGATGACGTAGGCGGTTTGACCCGACTGCAGCACCTCTTCGACGCAGACCTGCGCCTCCATCAGTGCCAGCGCTTGTTCCGATTGGGCGCCGGTGTCAGCCCGTCCATTCGCAAGGTCCTGCACGAAGTCCCGTAAGGATTGACACTTGGTGGACAGCGCACGTGGAAGGGTGAGGCTGCTGCTGAGCGGGCCCACGGACACTTTGATGCAATGGTGTGTGCTGTCGTTTTCAATCTCGATGTGTGCATCGACAGTGATTTCAGGGCGCTGCATTCTGCACGTCGCCGTGCCTCCGTGATCCAGAGTGCGCTGCAACAACATGATCTGACGCAGAGGAATCTGGAAGTCGTTCATGCTGCACCCCCGTCGACGGGGATAGCCTGAGTTTTGCCGTCCAGAGCGACGATTAGTTGCAAGCCAGTGCTGCGCTGGAACGCCTGGATTCTCGCAGGGCTACTGCAAGCTGTTGGATGAATCAGGACCGCTGCTGGTCCGCTTCGCTGTGCTGTTTTCATTTGTCTGTGTCCTTGGTGTGAGAGTGGGCACAGACAGAAATTAGCAAAAGCTAATTTTTATATCAATAGCAGATGCTAAATCAGCGGGGCGTTGTTGCTCCCCGGCAATATCTCCGGTGTGAGGCAACGAGGAACGGTTAGAGCTTCTTGGCGTTCCAGGCCAGCAGAACGCGGGCTTGGATGTGCATCCGCTCGATCATCGACTCATCAATGGTGATGGGGGGGTAGATCGGGTTGTCGGAAATCATCCGTAGCTGGCCACCGGTTAGGCGCTGCAGACGCTTGATATAGAGATCACCTTCCAAGGTGAAGACATAGATAGCGTCGGTTCGAACTTCGGAAATTCCACGATCCACCAGCAGGGCGTCGCCGTCAGCGAATGTACCCGACATGCTGTCGCCATCGCCGGTGATGATGGCCAGGTTTTCAACCTTGGAGAAGGTGAGGCCCTGCATCCTCAGCCAGTCGAGGTGGACCGTCATGTCGCGGATGACTTCAATGTGCATTTCTGGGGCTACCTTGCCATGGCCCATTGATCCCGCGATATCGAGGTACGGAATCAACACGAAGTTCTTGTCCTTTGTGGCCCGGGTGGGCAGGCGAACGACGTTTGTGGGGGCTGCGTTGGAGGGCTCCTCCGCAGGAGGAGATGTCAGCATCCCTGCCGCAAGTCCTATTTTGACTTCCAGATTTCGCGCAGCTTTCTCGCCCAGCTTCCGGTGGCCGTTGAGTAGCTGCGAAAGGTACGACGCGTCTAGGTCGTGAGCCTCAGCGAATTCCTTCTGGCTCAGCTTGCCCATGATCGTACGGAGTGAGGCGATACGCCTTTCATTTATGTCCATGCCGTGATGATTGCTTTCCGTTAGCAAACAGTAAATTACGATCTGCTATTGCTTAGATAATTAGCAATTGCTAATCTGCCTGCCAATGGAGGCCCTATGACGCTCAGCGAGTACCTAAAGACCATGAACAAGGAGGGGCTGGATGCCCTCGCACAGCACTGCGGGACTTCAGTAGGTCAGCTCAAGCAGGTGGCCTACGGGAACCGTCGGGCGAGTGCGGGCTTGGCTGTCAGCCTGGATCGGGAAACAGGCGGGGAGATTCGATGCGAGTCGCTCCGTCCAGACATTGATTGGGGGTACTTGAGACAGGAAAAAAAGTAGGACCGCTGAGCCAGGACTCTCACCTCCCGGCCCAGCTATGACAGTGCTACGCATCGTCACTCCCATCGTCCGGCAGCCTCTCTCACAAGTGCGACCGGACGACTGTTACCGCATGCAATACACGCACAGCACAGCGCGGATTTACGCAAAGCAAAACGGTCGTGGCTGTAGGATAGGGGTTACCCCTTCTTGTGGCTACACCGTAAACCGAGGATTTACGGTTATGAGTCGCATCGATCTTTTGCCGGACGCTGGTCCGGTTCTCGCATTGCGTCAGGCGCTCTATCGCGCCGGTCGTGACTATCACGGTGGTATCACAAAATTGGCCTTCGACATGGTCATGGATGTGGACACCCTGCAGAAGAAACTTCACCCCACTGAAGAGCGGCGTTGGCCCAGCCCGGACGAGATCGAGGAGATTGTTCGCTGGACCGCAGACCCTCGTCTGCTTGATGCCCTTGTTCGGCCGGCTGGCGTGGTCTGGTATCAGCCTGAACCTGTACCTGCGACGAATGCGGCTCTTCTTGCCGTTGCCAAGCTGCTGGAAGAGTCCGGTGAATTTGTCGGTAGCCTGCACGACGGAGCTGCTGACAACGTCTGGACGGAAACCGAAGTGCTCGACCTTGAGCACCGGGGGATGGATGTGATCCGCCAAGTCCTGGCAATCATGGCCGGGGCCCGCCAAGCCATGGAGGACGAAGCCCATGGCTGATGCCGTTGATTTTGCAAACGACCACGCCGAGTACTTCCTGCAGCTGTCCTTGCGGCGTCTTGCTCGACTTCCCGACAAGCCAAGCGCACAGTTCTGCGAGGACTGTGATGAAGCGATACCTCTGGCCCGACAGCAATCGGTTGCAGGTTGCGAAACCTGCATCGACTGCCAGAGCCTGCGGGAGCGTCGGAGATGAGAGAGCGCCCAACCCGCGCAACCGCTGATTGGGCGCGGCGTTACATTGAAACCTTCGATCTCGCACTCGTTCCGATTGAGCCAGGTGAGAAAGGGCCAAAGGGCGCTGGTTGGAACAAGCCTGGCGGGTACTTCACCGACCCGTCGAAGGCAGAGGCGTTCTGGACCGGGAACCCGAGCCATAACCTCGGTGTTGTGCTTGGGCCGAGTCGTGTCTGTTCGCTCGATGTTGACGACGTCGAGCTAACGCGGCTGGTCCTTCAGCAAACATTGGGTCTCAATGTTGACGCCCTGGCTGAGGAATATCCCACCTCTATCGGAAACCCTGAACGCTTCCGCGTGATGTTTCGTGTGCCTGAGGGCGTGGAATTAAGCCGCCACGCACTGGTGTGGCCCAACAGGAATGACCCTGATGGCACCATTTACAAGGGGTTGATGGCGCAAGTAAAGGCTGCCATGGAAAGCGGTGACGCGGCCCGCGAAGCAGCGTTCCGCATGGCGGCTGAACCGTTCAAAAAGGTGACCGTGTTCGAGTTACGTGGCGGTTTGGTGCAGGACGTCTTGCCTCCATCCATACACCCAGGTACTGGTAGGCCTTACACGTGGAAGACCCCGCCGGCTGCAGATGGGCTGCCTGAATTGCCGACCGATCTGTTAGAGATTTGGCAGGACTGGGATGCCTTCAAGGTGCAGGGAGAAAACGTATGTCCGTGGAAGCCGAAGGCGCCAAAGCCTCCATCGGTTTCTCGGCCTAGTGCTAGGCCAACATCCTCAACGGCTAGGTCAGGTGACCGGCTTCCAGAGGTGATTCCTGAGTTCAATCGGGTCCATGACATTGCAACCATGATCGAAGCCCATGGCTACAAGCGTCTCGATGGCAAGTGGCTGAGCCCGCACAGCAGTTCAGGCCAGCCAGGGGTGACGATCACGGACGGCAAACTCTATTCGCATCACACATCGGATCCGTTGGCTAACGGACACAAGAATGATGCGTTCGATGTCTTCTGCATCCTTATGCACGACGGTGATCAAAGGGCGGCGACTAGGGCAGCGGCTCAAATCCTCGGTTTGGATGCGAAGCCTCGACCGCCGGCCCCTCCGCCATTAGGCGAACTTCCCCGCACCCCATCTGTGATTGAGAAGGCCGAACAGCCTCCGCCCGGGAACGGTGATGCCGAGCAACTTCCCCACGCCCCATCGGATGAAGAAGCCCCCAGCCCGGCCGGCTCCTCGGCCAAAGGGGGGAACGGGGGGGACACCCTGGATATCGACGGTGCGATGCGCCGGTTCGCCCTGGTGGAAGGAACCACCAGCGTGTGGGATTTGGATAAGGGCAGGGCGATGAAGCGGGCAGGGTTCGAAGCCTTGGTTGGGAAGCCGCTGGCTAAGGAGTGGGTAGAGCGCACTGACAAGAAGTTGATCGGGTCCGAGCAGGTGACTGAGCTTGAACAGGCTCGGAAGATGTCCAGCAAGAAAGGCGGTGCGCTGAAACTCGAGCCGCTGGATCGGTACATCTATATCGACGGTACCAAAGAGGCCTGGGACCGCGAGAAGAAGCGGCGCCTGCCCGAAGGCAGCGTCAAAATGGCTTTGGGTGATGCCTATCAGCTCTGGCTGAACAGCCCGGATCGCCGGGTAGTGGACGTCGACCATATTGTGTTCGACCCGACGATGACGAAAGACCCTGCGGTCTACATCAATACCTTCGAGGGCCTGCCGCTTACGCCGGTGCGCAATGACGCCGCCTGCGAGAACCTGCGCTGGCTGATCGCCTTCCTTTGTAACAATGACGAAGAAGCCTTGGATTGGCTGATCAAGTGGCTTGCTTACCCGCTGCAACACATGGGCGCGAAGATGGATACGGCGATCCTGTTCCATTCGACCATGGAGGGCTCGGGTAAGAGCTTGCTGTTCGCAGACATCATGGGCGAGCTGTATGGCAGGTACAGCGCTACGGTAGGGCAGGCGCAGTTGGAAGGTAACTTCAACGCCTGGCAGAGCGGCAAGTTGTGGGCGGTATTCGAAGAGGTTGTGAGCCGAGATCAGCGCTACAACCAGGTCGGTAAGATCAAGCACATGATTACCGGCAAGACGGTACGCATGGAGTCCAAGTTCATTAACGGCTGGGAAGAGTCCAACCACATGAACTCTGCATTCCTGAGCAACGAGATCATGCCGTGGCCGATCAGCGAAGACGACCGCCGAATGCTGGTGATGTGGCCTCTGGAAACGCTGCCACCTGAGCGTCAGAAAGCCATTGCCGCAGAGCTGGCCAAGGGTGGCGTGGCTGCTCTGTATGGATGGCTTCTAGGCGTCGACCTCGAGGACTTCAATCAACGAACACGCCCACCGAAGACGGAGGCCCGCCAGCGGCTGGTCGAGCTGAGTCGCACATCTTGGCAAACCTTCTACTACCTCTGGCGCAACGGCGAGCTTGGGTACGGCCTTTGGGGCTGCTGCCTGACCTCGGACGTATACGCCATGTTCATCGAATGGTGTGCTCACAACAAGGAACACGCCATGAGCCAGACTAAGTTCTCATTGATGCTGAGCGCGAAGGTGGAGAAGACGAGAGCTATCCCTTGGTCAGACTGCTCCACAGAGTGTGCAACCCGTAGATTCGCAGCGTTCTTCATGCCCACAGATGGCGATCCTTCCCTGCCCCCATCCTTGAATGCGGCCGTGCTGGGGAAGAATGTTCGCGAATGGCGTGAGCGAGCGAAGCTCGCAGGCTGGACGGTGGAAGCCTGGGACCACATAAAAAGGGTGGCTGCATGAGCGCGTCAGCAAGTGTGTTGGGTGTGTTGGGTCGGTGTTGGGTTGGTTTTATCAAGCCAACACGCATGCAACCCCCGGAATCCGTGGCTTGCGGTCAGCCTGTGTTGGGTGTGTTGGGTTCGCGCACGCGTGCGCGCATACGATCTTTATCAAGCACCGAAATCACGGAGGGAAAAAATCTCCATGCGAGCCCTGAAAAACCCAACACACCCAACACACTTCACACAGGTATCTCTAATCCTTTGAATTCATTGAGTTTCGAGTGTGTTGGGTCTGTGTTGGGTTGGCCAAATGTGTGTTGGGTGCTGGATTTGGAGGTAAAACGGTGAACATGGACGCAGGCGGGAGCCCTCAGCGCCAGATGCAGTTGGCCCAGCACATCAAGGAGATGGCCGAGTTGATTGACCAAACCGAGCGGCTGCACCTGGTGGCCGGTCTGATGCAACACTGGGGGGAGCAGCGTAGGCAGCTTGGGCTTGAAGCAAGCATCGGCAGCCAGATGGGTACCATCATGGAATGGAAGGGTTCGGCGCCACGCACCGGTACTTCTGGAGCGCGGATACTGGTAGCAGGGGCAGGCCTGGATCATGCCGCTGCCGAAGTCGATGCGGCGGTGGCTGAATTAGCCCGCCGTGACGAACGAGGAGCAACGCTGGCCAAGCTGGCCGAGCTGAGGTACATGGAGCTGGCCACCATCAGGGTGCAGATGCGGGAGGTAGGACTGGGGGAGCACGCCGACCGTACCTATCGGAACTGGGTGAAGGCGCTACATCTGCAGGTCTTCTCTGTGCTTGCCGCCCGCGCAGGCCGCGTCCGACAACAGACCGTTCGTCGGGTGGGTATGCGACTTGCGTGCAACATGGATGACAGATAGTCACCACATTGCGACGTACCGAAAATAGACCCTTTTCGGTTTTTCCGGTGACCTGTAAAAAGTCCCCACGATATCAAAAGTGCGCTTAGGCGCTTCCCCCACAAGCACTGTGTTGTGCAACCGGCCCCGACCTATCGGTGCATCGAGAACCCTGCCAACCGGCGGGGTTTTCTTTTTCCGGCACTTTGCTTTGCCAACGAGGCTTGAATGAACAGCGAGCAACAAGCGTTAGCCGAACTGCCGATCTGGATGGTGATAGTGCTGTCCCTGGTCGGCGGTGTTTCGGGAGAAATGTGGCGGGCCGACAAGGCGGGCGCTCGCGGGTGGGGGCTGGTTCGCCGGTTGGCACTGCGGTCTGGTGCCTGCGTCACCTGTGGGCTGTCGACCAACATGCTGCTGTATGCGTTGGGTGTTTCGGTGTGGGCGGCTGCAGCGGTTGGATGCCTGACCGCCATGGCCGGCGCCGATGTGGCGATCAATCTCTATGAGCGGTGGGCCGCCAAGCGTTTGGGCCTCGACCAGGCGCCGCCCCAGGCCGGCGAGCCGGGGCAGTGACGCGACCGGCAGCCCCGGTGGTGCCGGGGACCCTGGCAACCTGGCCAGGGTACGGGACTGGGAACCCGCGGTTCTTCGTTAGCGGGAGGTTCACCAGCTTAGTGAACTGCGGTGAACTGGTTAACCCCTTGGATTCATTGGGTGAACTGGACATTTAGCAATGACATACCTGACGAAATCGGAATTCGCCGCCAGGCGCGGATGGTCAAAATCCTATGTTTCCAAGCTGGCCAGCCAGGACCGCCTGGTGCTCACCGAAGGTGGCAAAGTTGATGTCGAGGCGACAGAGACCCTGCTAGCCGAGTCGGCGGACCCTAGCAAAGCGGCCGTCACGGCCCGGCATGAGGAAAACCGAATTGACCGAGATGTCCGCAGCCAACTCGTGCCGGCCAGTGACGCTCCTGCGGTGCAGCCAGCGGTTCAGCAACCAGGCAAGGGGCTGGATTTTCAGAAGGCGAGGGCACACCGCGAGTTCTATCTCGCCCAACTGGCGGAGGCCGAATTCAACAGGGTGCAAGGCAACCTAGTCGAGCGCAAGTGTGTGGAGGATGCAGCCTTTACGGCTGGACGCACACTTCGCGACCTGGTGTTCGGCCTTGCACCCCAGCTCGCTGCAGAGCTGACCGGGATGAACGATTCCTGGGAAATCGAGAAACATCTCACCGGTGCCTTTCGCCAAGTCTTCGAAGACGCGGCGAAGATGAGTGACGCCGATCTTGAACAAGCCATGACACAGAGCTGAGCCTATGCCCACCGGATACGCGGACGGTGTCAAGGTGTACCGCGAAGCGTATGGCCGTGGGCTGAAGCCCGACCCTGAATTGTGGGTGGACGAATGGGCTGACGAGTACATGCGCATCCCGCGTGATACTGGTGCAGCCGAGCCCGGCAAATACCGCACGGCGCGGACGCCATATGCCCGTGAACCTATGCGCTGCCTATCACCAGCGCATCCCTGCAAGCGCGTCATAACCATGGTCGCCTCGCAGCTGATGAAAACTCAGATCGCCTTGAACTGGATTGGGGCGCTGATCCATATGTCTCCCTCGAACATCCTGACGTTACTGCCAAGCCTCGCCCTGGCTAAGCGGGTGTCAGCACGGATCGGGAAGACCATCGCCGCTACGCCAGAGCTGAAAGCGCGAGTGGCGACCTCCCGTTCACGGGATGCACGTAATACCATGGATACCAAGGAGTTCGAAGGCGGCACGCTGTACGCCACCACTGCTGGCTCGGCCTCCAACCTTGCAGAACTGGCCGCACGATTCATCTACGGCGACGAGATCGACCGGTGGGACGTTGACGTCGATGAAGAGGGGGACCCAGTTGACCTGGCTGAAACCCGGGGAAGTACCTTTGGCCGGAATGCCAAGTTCTATTTCTCCAGTTCGCCCACTATCAAAGGTGCATCGCGGATCTCTGACCTGTTTGAGATAAGTGACCAGCGGTACTACTACGTCCCGTGCCCGACCTGCGGTCACATGCAGGTATTGGAGTGGGAGAATCTGCTTTATTCAGCCGATTTCCAGACAGTCCACTACAGGTGTTCATCTGGCGATTGTGATGTGCTGATCGAGGAACACTACAAGGGCGAAATGCTCGCCAAGGGTGAGTGGCGCTCGACCACCCAGGGCGATGGGGAAACGGTTGGTTTCCACCTCAACGCTCTGTATGCCCCGCTCGGTTGGACTTCATGGGCTGATCTGGCCAAGCAGTTCGAGAAGGCCAAGCGTGCCCAGGACCGGGGTGACCTTGAACCTATGCAGGTGTTCTACAACACCCGTCTGGCGAAGGTTTGGGACAGCGCGGTCGAGCAGACCAAAGCTGAGGTGCTGCAGGCGAGGGCGCTGCAAGAGGACTACGTTCTAGGCACCTTGCCAGTTGGGGCACTTGCACTGACCGCCGCCGTTGACGTACAGGCCAACCGCCTGGAACTGATGACAATGGCCTGGGGGGCCGGGATGGAGCGCTGGGTGGTTGATCACCAGGTTATCCCAGGTGATCCGGCTGATGAGCGTACTTGGGAATTACTGGACGAACGTCTAAAGGTCCGGTACCGGCACCCCTGTGGTGTGAGCCTGGGGATCCTGGCCACTGGCATCGACTCCGGCGGTCATCACACGCATGAGGTGTATCAGTTCACCCGCGTGCGGCGCTGGCGCAACGTGTTCGCGCTCAAGGGCGCGAGTAAACCAGGGCGCCCGGTGATCGCTCAGCGGCCCTCTCAGGTGGATGTCACCTGGAAGGGGCAAACGGAGCGTAACGGCGCGGAGTTGTGGATTGTCGGTACCGACACGGCCAAGGACTGGATTTACAACCGTTACAGCTTTGAAAAGGGGCCTGGTGCGCTGCACTTCGCCAAAGACCTGCCGGATGAATTCTTCAAGCAGTGCGTGGCCGAGCGGAAGATCGCCCGCTACGTCAAAGGCTATAAGCGAATCGAGTGGGTAAAAGGCAAGGCCGACCGCAACGAGGCGCTCGACCTGATGGTGTACAACTTGGCCATGGCCAACTTTCTCGGCCTTCATCGCTACGGTGAGCAGGACTGGGACAGGCTGCGGCAGGCGCTCGCTCAGGCCAATTTGTTCGAGCAAGGCGAACCGGAGCCAGCCCGGCCCCAGGCCAGCGAGCCTGATGACGACGTGGACAACGAAGTCCAGTCGCCGGGTTCCGCGCCTGTTCCAGCCGAGCGCAACGATCCCCCACCACCGCCGGCTCCGCGAGCCGCACCCCAATCCATGCAACGCCGCAGCTCCAGCAGCGGCTATCTCAAGAGACGCTGACATGGCATATACAAAGGCCCACCTCGACGCGGTCGAGCGGGCGATTGCGCGTGGTGAAAAGACCGTTCGGTACACCGACCGCACCGTTGAGTACCGCACGGTTGACGAGCTGATCAAGGCTCGTGACCTGATCCGCACTGAGCTAACTGCCGCTGCCGGGCCCCGGTCCCGGGTGATCCGCATTTATCACGGGGGTAAGGGGCTTTGAGCGGACGATACCTATCCCTTGGGCGTTCGGGCATTTTGGTGCCTGAGCGTATCAAGGCCAGCTATGAAGGCGCTGCCGAGGGGCGGCGTTCATCAGGGTGGGATGCGCCGGACACTGGCGCAAACAGCCTGATCATGCCCGCGTTGAGGAACTTGCGGTCCCGCTCGCGCAGTGCGGTACGCAATGATCCCTATGCCGCCAACGTCATTGATAAGCGTGTCAGCAACCTGATCGGCACCGGTATCACACCGCACCCGCGATTGCTGGACAAGACGGTCCGCAAGGCCATGCAGGAATTGTGGGAGGACTGGGTGGATGAAGCTGATGCCGATCAACTTACAGACTTCTACGGCTTGCAGGCACTCGTAGCGCGTACCGTCGAGCAGTCGGGTGAATGCTTCATCCGCCTGCGCCCGCGCAGACCTGAAGATGGCTACGCGGTACCGTTGCAGCTGCAGTGCCTGGCACCAGAATTCATCCCCCATGACAAGTTCGAGCTGACCCGTTCCGGCAATGTGATCCGGGCGGGCATCGAATTCAATGGCATGGGCCGTCGAGTGGCGTACTGGTGCTACCGCAACCACCCCAGCGATAAATCATCGCTCAATGTGGGCTACAACCAACTGGTACGGATTCCGGCAGAGCAGATGCTGCATGTCTTCGAGCCTATGGAACCTGGGCAACTGCGCGGTGTGCCGCGCTTGGCGCCAGTCCTCAAGCGGCTGCGCAGCCTGGACAACTTCGATGATGCGGTGCTGTTCAGGCAGGAAGTGGCCAACCTGTTCGCCGGCTTCGTTCGCAAGCCGGCCCCCGATGGCGCACCTCAACTCGACATGGTCACGGGTGCGCCGGTCAAGCTCGACCGGGATGCCTTCACGCCTATGGTAGGCCTGGAGCCCGGGACGATGCAGGAGCTGCTCCCTGGGGAGCAGGTCGAGTTCTCGGCCCCCCCTGATGCCGGCAACAACTACCCCGACTTCATGCGACAGCAGCTGATGGCTGCAGCCGCCGGCTCGGGACTTCCCTACGAGCTGATGACCGGTGACATGCAGGGCGTGAACGACCGGGCAATCCGCGTGGTGCTGAACGAGTTCCGGCGGCGGCTGGAGCAGCTCCAGTTCCAAGTGTACGTCCACCAGCTGTGTCGCCCAGTACGCAAAGCCTGGTTGGACATGGCCGTGCTCGCCGGGGCATTGGAGCTACCGGACTACTCCCAGCGCCGACGTGAGTATCAGCGTACCCGCTGGGTGCCGCAGGGTTGGGCCTACATCCACCCGGTTCAAGACGTCCAGTCACGCAGTATGGAAATCGCTGCGGGGTTCGCATCGCGCAGCGAAGTTTGCCTGCGCAACGGGACCGACTCAGAGGTGGTGGACGAAGAGAACGCCGCCGACATTGCCCGGGCCAAGGCCTTGGGCCTCAACTACAGCAGCCTGCCGGTCATTGAGGATGATCCTGATGAGCCCGGCCAAAAGGGGAAGACATGAAACCGTTGATGCCGTTTCGCATCTTCAATAAGGCGCCCTCGGTGCCGTCAATCGAAGATCAGCATTGGTACAAGATCACCGCAGCCGTGAAGGAGGAGGGCGCGGATGGGGCTGAGCCCACCCCCATCGAAGTTTATGTTTATGGCGAGATTGGCGGGTGGGGGATTACCGCCAACCAATTTATTCAGGACTTGAAAGCGGTTGACGATGGCGTGTCGCCGGTTGTGGTGGCTTTCAACACCAACGGTGGTGACCTTTTTGAAGGGCTTGCCATCCACAATGCGCTGAGCCGCCTGGGCGAACGCTGTACGGGCCGAGTCGATGCACTGGCGGCAAGCGCTGGCAGCGTAGCGGTATGCGGCGCACATCGGGTGGTGATGGCATCGAACGCAATCCTGATGATCCACAACCCATACACCTGGGCGGGTGGGGATGCAGAGGAATTGCGACGTGTAGCCGATGTGCTCGATCAGGCGTTCGAAGTGATCATCGCAGCCTACAAGGCCAAAGCACCTGATATCGATGAAGCTGAATTGCGCCGTATGGTCAACGATGAAACCTGGCTCACCGCCCAGGAGGCGCTCGAACTCGGGCTGGCTGATGAGGTTGGAAATGGCCTTCAGGTACGGGCCTGCCTTGGCCAAGGCAATGCCATGGCACGGTACCGAAATACTCCCCAGGCGCTACTGGACCAGCTTGCAAGCAGCTTGGAACCACCCACAGACGATCCGGCAACGCCGCTTGAACCCCCAGCGCCAAGTGCCGGTGATGCCACAGCGCTTGCATTGATGATCACCCAAGCCTGTGCGAAAGCGGGGATCAGCAACCTGGTTGAGCCTCTTATTGCCTCGACAAAACTGACTAATCCGAGCGAGGTGCAGGCCGCTTTGAATCGCGCCAAGGATGTACACGGGCTCTGCGTAGCAGCTCGGTTGCCAGAGCTTACCGCTGAGTTCGTGATGGCCGGGCTGGAGCCCGATGCGGTGCGGGCGCGGTTGTTCGAGAAGGTGGTCGGCTCAGGCAAGGGAATCGAGATCGACAACAGCCTCCCCCCGGCCGATGACGAGCCAGAGAAAGTCAGAGCCCAACTACCCAACCCCTCCAGCATTTGGGCTGCCCGCCGGCAGGCCGCCAACAGAGGAGCACGACCATGAGCAGCATCCGACAGGAACCGGTTCACGCCGGGGAATTCCTGCTTTCCGAAGGACCGGGCAAAATTTCCCGCGAAGCAATCAACGTAGCCGCTGGCTCGGCACTGGTGGCCGGCCAGCTGCTCGGTCTGGTCACCGCAACCGGTGAATTCACCGCCTACAACCCAGCTGCGGAAGACGGCAGTGAAAAGGCCGTCTGCATTCTCTATTCATCCTTGGGCGAGTCCGACATTCCCAGGCGCGGCCGCGCAGTGGTTCGCCTTGCCGAGGTGCATGAGGCTCTGCTGACAGGTGTAGACGCGGATGCCGAACAAGCCTTAGCCGCGCACTTCATCATATTGCGCTGATCCTGTTACGTCATTTCTCTCAACCCCGCCTCGAGCGGGGTTCTTACTTTCTGGAGTACCTCATGGCTGACATTGCCATTTTTCAAGACGACGCTTTCAGTGTTGCGGCCCTCACCGCAGCTATTAACGATCAGGAATATCTCCCAGGTCGCCTTGCCGCACTTGGTCTGTTTCAAGAGGAGGGGGTTGCTACCCTGACTGTGCAGATCGAGAAGGACGGTGACACCCTTGCGCTGGTGCCTGCCGGCGAGCGCGGCACTTCCGGCCTGGTAGTCGGGGGCAGCAAACGGACTCTGATCCCGTTCAACACGGTCCACTTGCCACAGCGCTTTGCTATCAAGGCGGACGAGATCCAGGGTATTCGCGCTTTTGGCAGCCTGACCGAGCTGCAGGCTGTGCAGGATGTGGTGAACAAACGCCTGGCCAAAGCAAAGCGTCAGCTGGATGCCACCCACGAGTTCCATCGCATGGGGGCAATTAACGGCAAAGTGCTGGATGCTGACGGTTCCTTGGTGCTGCTGGATATCTTCAAGGTATTTGGTGTGTCCCAGCAGAAGCTGGCGATGGGGCTGAACGATGCGAATGTGAATGTCCAGGTTCAGTGCGTTGAAGCGCTGGACATGCAAGAAGACGCGCTTGGTAACGTTACCACCACGGGCGCCCGTGCCTTCTGTGGCAAAAACTACTGGAAGAAGCTGATTGCCCATCAGTCGGTGGTCGAGACTTACAAGGGCAGCCAGCAGGCCGCTGCGTTGCGTGGTGATGGCCGCGAAACGTTCGACTTCGGTGGCATCAGCTGGGAGCGCTATCGGGGCAAGGTATCGGGTGTTCCGTTTGTGCCTGACGACGAAGCTCGTCTGGTACCAGAAGGTGTCTCAGACCTATTCCTGTCTATCTATGCCCCTGCGGACTACATGGAAACGGTCAACACCGAAGGGCTGCCGTATTACAGCAAGATCGAGGAAATGAAGTTCGGCAAGGGGGTTGAGGGCGAAGCACAGTCCAACCCATTACACATCTGCACCCGCCCGCGTGCTGTCATCCGCCTGACGATCTGATCATGGCTTTCCGTGACCTGGTCGACGACGTGGATGAGGCGATCTTTGACGTGCTGGGCGATCCGGCTGAAATCGATGGTCGTCCGGTTCTCGGGATGTTCTCGGCGCCCTGGTTGCAACCCAAGCTCGGCCAGATCAGAACAGCGCTTCGCGAGCCGCATCTGGTTATCCGCGTTGGCGACAACGCAGGTGTCGAGGTCAAGCAAAGGGTCGTGATCGATCTGCCGGCCGAGGACGGTGGCGGGAAGTACACCATCGCTGGCAGTGAGCCTGGTGGCGATGGACTTGTAACGCTGATCTTGAGGAAAGCGCTATGAGTGTAGGCAGCTATTTCAAGCAGTCATCCAACAGCGGCTTGATAACACTGCAGTTGGATCCCGCAGGGGTTGATGCATTCGAACAGTTCACCCGGCAATTCCCCAAAGCCGCTCACGCAGCCCAGCGAAGGGCAATCAACAAGACACTGCGCTGGCTGCGGACGCATATCGCTCGTGCGGTTGGCCAGCAGCAGCGCATCGCTATTGCGGCAGTGAGGCAACGGCTCAGGGCGTTTCCTGTGTCGGGAAGCGGTCGCGGCAAGTTGTGGTTTGGTATCAATGCCATCGAGGCCAGCCGGGCGGGGCGGCCACGTCAAACACGCACAGGCGTGGCAGTGGCGGGCCGTAAATATGAAGGCGCGTTCTTCAAAACGGTATATGGAGGCAAGCCGGATATTTGGATCCGCACCGCAAGTAAACACTTTGACGCGGATGACTACCCGGATAGCGAGGTATCCGGGCGTGGCGGTCACCGATCAGGATGGATCTCCGAGAACGACAGCCGCTTCCCGGTGGCCAAGGCCAAGATCTCCCTGGCGGAAGTCCGACCACACTTTGAAGAGTGGACCGGGCGCGCTCATCAGCGTTTGGTGATCGTGATAGAGCAGGAGTTGAACTTCGAGTTGCAAAAATACTTACGGAGATCCGGCAATGGTTGATGATCCTATCCCGCTCGCTCAAGTCTACGCGGCCATGGAAGAGCACATCAGGCAGGCCATTCCGGGCCTCCAGTATGTCGGAACCATGCCGAGCGGTATCGAGGTGGTGCCGCCGCCAGCTGTGGTGCTGGAGCTGGCCGGATTTGAGAATGCCGACAAGGATCCCGGTACCGGTGAGGTTGCGGTAGAAGCTCGATTCGAGGCGCGGGTACTTGTTCCGGGAGAGGAAGAGAACTGCCTGCACGTTGCGGCGTTCGTTGCGGCCCAGCTGACTGTTCTGTTGCGCATGCAGTCCTGGGGGCTAGCCGTGGAGTTCGCTGAGTTCGTGCGGGCAGAGCGGGACTGGAGCCGTCCTGAGCTGGACAGCTTCGCCGTATGGGTTGTCGAATGGACGCAGGTTATCTACCTCGGTGAAGAGGAATGGCCCTGGCCCCGAGAGCCCGGCCCGCTGGTCGTTGCGTTCGATCCCGACACCGGCCCAGGCAATGAGCATCACTACGTCGCGCCGGAGGACCTGTGAGTTACGCGACCGCACAGCACGACCGCATGTTGTCGTGCCTGGTGATTCCCTGCCGGGTAGTGGCCGTTGATCTGCAAGCCGCCATGGTGCGTGTATCCGACGGCAGCGGCTGGACCAGCGCCTGGGTCCGCTGGCATGCCCAGGCGGCCGGCAAGGCCCGCCATTGGCGAGCGCCCAGTCTGGACGAGCAGGGCGCGCTTATCAGCCCGAGTGGTGAGCCTGCCCAGGGCACGTTTATTCCAGGGCTCTATGGCAACGCCGGCGCGCAGCCAGACAACCGTGACCACGTCGAGGTGTGGCGTTTCGATGATGGCGGCTCGCTGGTCTACGACTGGAAGGCAAAGAGCTACACCATCACGCTCCCAAGCGGCACAGTCACTGTAAAGGTGGCCAGCAGCGAAGTAGTGGTAACCGATAGCGCGATCACTGCCAAAGCCGGTGCCATCACACTGACAGGCCCTGTGACGATCAACGGGACGTTGAGCGTAACGGGGGACATCTTAGGTGGTGCACGCATCATCGACACTGCCGGCAATACGCCAAACCACAAACACTGACAGCCCGCTTCTGCGGGCTTTTTTACGTCTGGAGTATTCCATGGGGACGAAGAAAGACAGCGCCGCGCCCAGTGCGCCGGCGGACATGATCTATTGCGACAAAGCCTATTCACAGCGCTCGCTGTTCTTGCCCAGCGGCCGCGAGCTGGTGGTGGTGTGTGCCCGCCTGGTGGTGCCGGCCGACGACGACGAGGCGCGCCAGTTTCTCGATGCGCGTGGCGACTTCGAGGCGCTGAGCCAGGAGGGGTAACCCATGATCGGAATGGACCGCCGAACGGGTAAGCCGCTGTCGGGCCTGGCCCATCTGCGGCAGTCCATAGAGGACATTCTAACTACGCCACTGGGCTCCCGGCGCATGCGCCCGGAGTACGGCAGCACCCTGCGCCGTTACGTCGACCTGCCGGTTAACGAGGGCTGGAAAAGCGCCGTACAGGCTGAGGTGGCCCGCGCCCTGGGGCGGTGGGAGCCCCGCCTGCAGATGGAGCGGGTGAAGGTTGTGTCGGTCATCGACGGCAAAGTCACCCTGCAGTTATCCGGCAAGTACCTGGGCGACGACGTGGTACTGGAGGCAAGCGCATGACGATTGACTTAACTGCGCTGCCCGCGCCGGCAGTGCTGGAAACGCTGGACTTCGAAGAGACGTATCAGGGGGAGCTGGCCACCTTCCGGCAGCTGATGGAGCAGGACGGGCAGGAATGGTCGGCGCCGCTGGAAAGCGACCCGGTCACCAAGCTGATCGAGCTGGGCAGCTATCGGCGCTTGCTCAACCGGGCGCGGGTCAATGATGCCGGCAAGGCACTGTTGCTGGCCTATGCCAAGGGCACCGACCTTGACCAACTGGCCGCCAACGTCAACCTGCAGCGCCTGGTCATCCAGGCCGAGGACTTGACTGCGGTACCGCCGGTGCCGGCGGTGATGGAAGAAGATGACGCGCTGCGCGAGCGGGTGCAGCTGGTCTACGAAGGCCTGACCACGGCTGGGCCGCGCAACAGCTACATCCTGCACGCGCGCAACGCCTCGGGCCTGGTGGCAGATGCTACGGCCGAAAGCCCGTCGCCGGCGGTGGTGGTGGTCACTGTGCTGTCGCTGGACGGCACCGGGGCGGCGCCGGCTGAATTGCTCGATACCGTGGCAGCTCAGCTGAACGACGATGACGTGCGGCCGGTGGCGGACCGGGTCACCGTACAGAGCGCGCAGATTCTGCCGTACAAGGTCAATGCCAAGGTCTACATGGTCAGCAATGGCCCTGAGAATGAGGCGATTCTGGCCACCTGCCGCGAGCGCCTGCAGGCCTGGGTCAACCCCCGGCGGCGCCTCGGGGTGGAGGTGGCCAGGTCCGGGGTTGACGCTCAGCTGCACATCAACGGGGTTTCCCGGGTTGAGCTGACTGGGTGGGCAGATATCAAGCCCACCAAGGCGCAGGCGGCCTGGTGCAGTGGAATCAGTGTAGTGCGGGGGACGTGATGACTAGTCTACTCCCCAACAACCGCACGCCCCTGGAGCGCGCTGTAGAGGGTGCCGGGACCGAGTCAACCGAAATCACGCTGCGCACCCTCTACAACCCCGACACCTGCCCGGCCCACCTGCTGTACCAGCTGGCGTGGGCCTGGTCGGTCGACCGCTGGGATGACAACTGGTCAGAGGCGGTCAAGCGCTCGGTTATCAAGTCGTCGTTCTACATCCACAAGCACAAAGGAACCATCGGCGCGCTGCGCCGTGTGGTGGAGCCGTTCGGCTACCTGATTGAGGTGGTCGAGTGGTGGCGGATGGCCCCTGTGGGTGTGCCTGGCACCTTCGCGCTCAAGGTCGGGGTGTCGGACTCGGGTATCAGCGATGACACCTACCGCGAGCTGTCGGCGTTGCTCGATGACGCCCGGCCGGTGAGCCGGCACATGGTCGGCCTGGAAATCAGCCTTGAAACCAAGGGCCGCTGCTACATCGGGGCGAGCCTGAGCGAGGGCGACATTCTGAGCGTGTACCCACCCATACAGCGCGCCATTGAAGTCATCGGCGTGATCGGGCGCGGTGGCCGTGAAACCACAATCGACACATTGGAAATTGGATATGGTTGATAAGAACACCCAGTTCTACGCGATCCTGACGAATGTCGGCGCAGCCAAGCAGGCCAACGCCGACGCCCTGGGCATCGCGTGGAAAATCACGCAAATGGGCGTGGGGGATGCCAAGGGCACCGACCCGACCCCGAACGCGACACAGAAGGCGCTCATTAACGAGTGGCGCCGTGCGCCGCTCAACCAGCTCAAGGTGGACGACAACGACCCGTCGATCATCGTGGCCGAACAGGTCATCCCGGCCGATATCGGCGGCATGTGGATTCGCGAGATCGGTTTGTACGATGAAGACGGCGACCTGGTGGCCGTGGCCAACTGCGCACCGACGTACAAACCGGTGCTGTCGCAGGGCTCGGGCCGCACCCAGGTGCTGCGCATGAGCCTGGTGGTCAGCAGCGCGGCGAACGTGCAGCTCAAGATTGACCCCAGCGTGGTGCTGGCCACCCGTGAGTGGGTTACCGAGGAACTGAGCCGGCAGGACTTCAAGCACTCGGTGCTGGTGGCCACCACGGCAAACATCAGCCTGAGCGGCCAGCAGACTATCGACGGTGTGGCCTTGGCTGCAGGCGCACGCGTGCTGGTCAAGAACCAAGCAGCGGCCAAGGAAAACGGTATCTACACCGTGGTTTCGGGCGCCGCCTGGAAGCGCTCCACCGATGCCGACAGCAGCGCCAAGGTAACCCCAGGCCTGCTGGTACTGGTGGAGTCGGGCACGCTCAACGGTGACAGCGCCTGGCAGCTGGTGACCGATGCCCCGATTGCCCTGGGCGTAACGGCGTTGTCGTTTGAAATGGCCTTTGGCCGCACGGGCGTGAACGCCGGCACGTACAAAAGCGTGCAGGTCGACAAGTACGGCCGGGTGGTTGCCGCGACCAACCCGACCACCGTTGGGGGCTATGGCATCACCGACGTGTACACCAAGTCGGAAACCTACAACCGGAGCGAAATCGCCAAGGCTATTGCCGATTCGGTCACTAGCGCAGTGAATGGCCTGGTGGACTCAGCGCCGGGCGCCTTGGACACACTCAAAGAGCTGGCCACCGCCATCGGCAATGACCCGAACTTCGCCACAACCATGGTCAACGAGCTGGCCAAAAAGGCGCCGCTGCTGTCGCCCAAGTTCTCGGGAACGCCTGAGACGCCAACACCTGCTGCCAGTAGCACCGGGCTGCAGGTCGCAAACATGAGCGCCTTAGCTACAGCCGTGGCCGCGTCCGCACGTCAGTTCAAGACGGCCGTTATCGGTGTGAGCACGAACCTGACGTTGACTGCCGCGCAGATGGGCAACGCTGTGCAGTTCAATACTGGCCCGCTGACACTCGCCTTACCGTCCCTGGCAGATGTGGGCAATGGTGCCTCGGTGATGCTGCGCAATCCATCGGCCACAGCCACGCAGACCGTTGTGGTCGCATCATCTGGCTCTATCGTTGACGGTGGGTCGACAATCGGGCAAATGCCCCTCAAACCCTTTGAATGGGCTGAACTGGCGTCGTCGGGCACGGCCTGGTTCGTTGTAGGGCGTGGCAAGCTCAAAGAAGTGGCCGAACTGGACTCGCCTGTATTCACCGGCACGCCAGAGGTTCCAACCGCGCCTGTTGGATCGACTACCAAGCAGGCCGCCAACATGGTGGCAGTGTTGGCAGCGCTCCAGGCCTTTGGCTTGGGTACGACCATCGGCATCACAATTGCCGATTTCGATGGCGTCACGGAAACGGGCCTTTATCGAGCAGAAGGCAGCGCCAAAAGCTCACCGTTCCCGAATGCATCTATGGCGTTGCTTCATATTCAGTTCAACCAGACAGGATGCTTCCAGCTGGCGGCAAGCTGTAGTTCTAACATTGGCAATGGCCGGCTTTTTTGGCGTACCAAAGCCGGTGGTGCGTGGTCCGATTGGCAGCAAGTGGGGCGCCTTGACTCGCCCGCTTTCACAGGCAGCCCCACCGCTCCAAATCAAGACCCCGCCGATACGTCGAACGCGTTGGCAACCATGGCCAGTACACGAAATATGCTGGCACGTTTCGGTGTGGGCTCTACAGAGGGTGGCAAGGGCTTGCCGGACAACATGGCGGGCCTAGCCTCCATGCCATCGGGCAACTACTACTACCCGTCAGCGATCTCGCCATACCCTGAGTACGCCTTTGTTCAGCGAATGACATATGGCGGTAATCGCGGGTTTGAGATTGGCAACATTCCCTACAAGGACCGGTTTTTTGGGCGGGCCAGTAATCAGGATGGCAGTTGGCGTGACCCGATCGAGCTGGCCCCGCTCGACTCGCCAAGTCTTACGGGTACCCCTCGGGTGCCGACTGCGCCGGCCGGCAGCAACACGACCCAGGCAGCCAGCACGGCCTTTGTGGCCGCGCTTGCAGCATTGAAAGCAGATCTGGCCAGTCCAGCCTTAACCGGCACTCCCACGGCGCCGACGGCACCCAAGGGCACCAAGACGGCGCAGATCGCCAATACCGCGTTTGTGCAAGACGCCATTGCAGCGCTGATAAATGCCTCCCCGGCTGCGCTGGATACACTGAGTGAGCTTGCAACAGCGTTAGGGAATGACCCGAACTTTTCTACAACCATGGTCAACGAGTTGGCCAAAAAGGCCGCGCTGGCCAGCCCAGCCTTTACTGGCAATCCAACCGCACCGACCGCACCTGTTGGAGATAATGACACCAGCCTTGCGAACACTGCGTTTGTTCAGGCGGCAATGGGGCTGTTTGGCATTGGTAGTGCTAACCCTGCCAATGAGGCGGTGAGCGACATTGCCAGCCTGACCAAAGGCGGCTTGTACATGTACGCAGTGAAAACGCCGGGTGCGCCCACTGAGGCAGCCGGCGCGTTGCTGCACCTGCCCCGTGATAGCCGACCAACGCAGATTGCGGCCGACTACGTCGCGAGAAAGCTATTTGTTCGCTACGCAACAGGTACGGGCACATACACCGGCTGGACCACTTTTGCCATGCTGGAGTCGCCCAGCTTTACGGGTGAGGTGTCCGTAAAGGGCGGTAATGTCCTGCGTTACATCAACGATGCGGAGTCATACGGACTTCTCAACCGTGTGGACAACGGCAGCTTTTACATGCTGTTAACTGACAATGGAAACCCAAACGGTAGCTTTAACGCACTGCGGCCGTTCCAGCTGGACTTTGCTACAGGCCTGCTGCGGTTTGCGTGCGGTGCGACTGTGGCCGCGCCGACTGATGACGACAACAGCACGCGTGCGGTCAACAGTGCCTGGGTCAAGAAAAAGGTTGATATGGCTGCCCCGGTCGGCCAGGTCGCTCACTTCGCCCTAAGCAGTCCGCCCAGCGGCTGGCTAAAGCGTAACGGTGCAGCAGTCTCGCGTACGACCTACGCCGCGCTGTTCGCCGTGATTGGTACCCAGTTCGGTGCTGGTGATGGATCAACCACGTTCAACCTGCCGGATGACCGAGAGCTGATTGACCGGGCCTGGACCGATGGCCTTAACGCGGCCGACGCAGGGCGGGCGTTGTTCTCGGCGCAGGCCGGGCAAATCGAGTCGCACGCCCACGGTGGCATCACCAGCACCGCCGGCGCGCACGTTCACAACATGAGCGTTCCTCGCGACCTGGTGAATGGCGACTACGGCGGGTCTGGTGCCATGTCTAAAGACGCTGTACTCGGTGACGAGGTGGAAGAGGGGTATCAAACGCTGACTACCGGCACTGGGGGGGCGCACAACCACACCCTAATCATCAGCGCGACGGGCGGCAACGAAACCCGTATGGCCAACCGGGCCTATCTGGCCTGCATCAAGTATTGAGGGATTTATGAGCGAAGAGGTCACTGAGCTGCAGGAACTGCAGGATTCCACAGAGCTGCCCGAACAACCCGAGCTGCCTTGGTGGCACCTACAGGGGGTTGAGGCGCCCAAGGTGTGCAACGTGCATCGCGGTACCGGTGAGTACCTGGGGGTTTCGGAAGCTGACCCCAGCCCGCTGGAGCCGGATGTGTGGCTATTCCCAGCCTGCAGTTACCAGATCGAGCCGCCAGCGCTGGAAGCTGGGTTTGCCGCACTGATTAACCGTGACGGTAACGGCTGGGAGGTGGTCGCAGACCATCGCGGCGCGACGGTGTACAGCACCGAGACGGGCGAGGCTCGTGAGTGGCATGCCCTGGGGGGCCTGCCCGAGGGCTATACCCTGCAGGAGCCAGAAACGCCATTCGATACCTGGGAGGATGAAAAGTGGGTGCCGGACGAAGCGGCCATCGCTGAGGCGGCGCGCCGTGTGGCCTACCGCAAGCAGCAGCTGGCCAATCAGTACGCCACAGGGCGCATCAGTACCCTGCAGGACGCGGTTGACCTGGACATGGCCAGCCCGGCCGAAACCGACGCGCTCAAAGCGTGGAAGGTGTACCGCATCGAGCTGGGGCGCCTGGATATCACCAGCAGCGCCCCGGCCGATGACGACTGGCCGAGTAGCCCCAACGACGAAGCGCTGGCCACCTGGCTGGCTTCGCTAACCGAATAGACGCCCCGCACTGACGGGGCGTTTTCATTTCCGCAGTACCACAAGCCCCGCACGCGGGGCTTTCTCACATCTGGAGATTGGTTTTATGAGTGGTTTCTTTCACGGCGTTACCGTAACGAACGTCGACACAGGCGCGCGCAGCATTGCCCTGCCGTCGTCCTCGATCATCGGCCTGGTCGACACCTTCACCCCAGGGCCTGGCGCGGCCGGTACCCCGACCGCCAAGGCAAACGACCTGGTGCTTATCACCAGCGAGCGTGAAGCAGTCGCGGCTTTCGGTGCCGACGCGGCAATCACCAAAGCCTGCCGCGCCATCTTTACCCGCGCCAAGGCCGCGATTGTCGCCTGTGGCGTGGCCAAGCTGACCGACCCCGCCGAGCAAACATCGGCCATCATCGGCGGCGTGCTGGCCAACGGCACCCGCACCGGCCTGCAGGCGCTGCGCGATGGTAAAAGCCGCTTCAACGCCCAGCCCCGTTTGCTGGTTGCGCCCAAGCACAGCGCGACCCAGGCCGTAGGCACCGCCCTGGTGGCCCTGGCGGACAAGCTGCGCGGCCTCGCCATCATCGACGGTCCCGGTACCACCGACGAAGCGGCCATCGCTTACGCCGCCGGGTTTGGTGCCAAGCGCGCGTTCATGGTCGACCCCGGCGTGCAGTATTGGGACACCACCAAAAACGCCACCGTCGACGCCCCGGGTTCGGCCTGGGTGGCTGGCCTGTTCGCCTGGACCGACAGCGAATATGGCTTCTGGGCCTCGCCGTCGAACAAAGAGTTGGTCGGCATCACCGGTACCACCCGGCCTATCGAGTTCCTCGACGGTGACGAGACGTGCCGGGCCAACCTGCTCAACAACGCGAAGATCGCGACCATCATTCGCGACGACGGTTACCGCCTGTGGGGTAACCGCACCTTGTCGAGCGATCCGAAATGGGCCTTTGTCACCCGCGTGCGAACGCTCGATATCGTCATGGACGCCATTCAGGCAGGGCACAAATGGGCGGTAGACCGCTCGATCACGGCCACTTACGTCAAGGACGTAACCGAGGGCCTGCAGAACTTCATGCGCGACCTGAAAGCCCAGGGCGCAATCATCAACTTTGAAGTGTACGCCGACCCTGAGCTGAACACGGCCAGCCAGCTGGGGCAGGGCAAGGTGTATTGGAACATCCGCCTTACCGATGTGCCGCCTGCCGAAAACCCCAATTTCCGCGTTGAAGTCACTGACCAGTGGCTGACCGAAGTCCTCGACACCGCCGCTTAAGGAGCGCACCACCATGGCAATGATTCCCGAAACCCTGGCCAACCTGAACCTGTTCGTGGACGGCATCAGCTTCCAGGGCGATGTGCCCAGCCTGACGCTGCCCAAGCTCACGCTCAAGATGGAAGAGCACCGCCCCGGCGGTATGGATATGCCCGTTGAGCTGGACATGGGCATGGAGAAGCAAGAAGCGAACTTCACCACCACCGGCGTGCGCCGCGAGGCGCTGAAATTCTTTGGCCTGGCTGACGGTACCGCTTTCAACGGCACGTTCCGTGGCGCCTTCAAGGGCCTGAAAGGCGCGATAAAGCCGGTGGCTGTGACGCTGCGCGGCTCGCTCAAAGAAATCGACATGGGCGATTGGAAGGCCGGCGACAAGGCCGAAATCAAGCACGCCGTAGCGCTGACTTACTACAAGCTCGAAGTAGACGGCCGCACCGTGTACGAAATCGACGCCCTGGGCATGCGCCGCGTCATCGACGGCGTCGACCAACTGGCCGCGCAACGCCAGGCCCTGGGCCTGTAACCCCTCATAACTTCAAGGAAACCACAATCATGACCAAGCCACTGCCCAAATACCTGGCCCTGACCGACGCCGGCATTACCGTGCGCCTGAGCTGTCCCACTGAAATGAACGGTGTACAAACCGATTCTATCCACCTGCGTGCACCGACTGTGCGTGACGTTCGTGCGGCGTCGACCACGGCCGCCGGCGACGAAGAGCAAGCCGAATTGAACCTGTTTGCCAGCCTGGCGGAAGTCGGCTCCAAGGATTTGGAAGGGCTGGCACTCAAGGACTACACCCGTCTGCAGACGGGTTACTTTCGTCTGGTGCAAGACGACGAGGTTTAACCCCTCGGTGCAAAAGGGGCTGGCCAAGCGGCTGGCCACTGAGCTGGGTTTTTCTTCAGCTGAAATCATGACCATGCCGTGGTCCGACATGGTCTGGTGGCTCACGGACTGAGCCGCTAAGGGGGTTACCGATGGCAAGCAAACTGGCGCTATCGCTGGTGATTGGCGGCGCCGTCGCGTCGTCGGTCGGGGCCGCTTTCCGCACGGTTGAAAGCGGCATCGACAAGCTCAAGAAAAAGGGCGACAAGGCCAAGGTGCTGCAGAGCACCATTGGCGAAACCATGAAGCTGCAGGCGGAGTGGAAGAAAGCCCACGACACCGGCGCGGCCAGTGCTGACAAGCTGCTGCGAAAGCTCAATGGCAACCTTGATGCCCTGCGTAAGCAAGGCGTGGAGGTGGGCCGCCTGGGGCGGGAGTATCAACGCCTGGGCCGGGATGCCAAAGCCGCCGACCTGCAGGTGAAGGGGCACGAGCGAATCGCCGCCGGCCGGGCTTCGCTCAAGTCCACGGTAGGTGCTGCAGCGGTGGGCATTGGCCTGACGGCCGTACCCACCAAAATCAGCGCGGACTATCAGGCGATCATTCGCGACATTGCGATCAAGGCGGACGCTGCCAACAAGCCCGAAGAGGTGCAGCTGAGCCGGTCCGTTATCCAGACCTCGAACGCTACCGGGATGGGCCGCAATGACGTGGCCGACCTGATTAACCAACTGGTCGGTGCCGGCATGGAGCTGGACAAGGCCATGGCCTACTCCAAGACGGCGGCGGCGTTCGCGGTCGGGCAGGGGGCTTCTGGCGTCGACACAGCCAGCATGATTATGGCGCTGCAGCAGAACGCCAAGATCACCGACCCGAAGGTCATGCAGCAGGCCCTGGAGGCCATCGCCTATCAGGGCCAGGCGGGGAGCTTCGAAGCCAGCGACATGGCCAAGTGGTTCCCGCAGCTGCTGGCCGGCATGGAAAAGAACGGCATCACAGGCCTTGACGCTGTGTCGTCGCTGGGCTCGATGCTGCAGGTGCAGATGAAGACTGCCGGCAGCTCGGACGAAGCGGCCAACAACTTCAAGAACTGGATGGAGAAGATCGGCGCCGGCGACGTGGTCAAGGCGTACAAAGATGCCGGCATCGACTATCAGGCCTCGCTGAACACCGGCCTGCAGAAGGGCATGAACGTCATTGAGGCGTCCATGGGCCTGGCCATGCAGTACGTGGAGGCGACCGACCCGGCCAAGGCCAAAAAGATCAAGGATGCGCAATCCAAGATCGATAAGCAGGCCGACCCGGAAAAGGCCAAAGCGGCGCTGGAAGCCCTGGAAAAGACCCTGCGTACCGGCGACTTGTTTGCCGATATGCAGGTTAAGGCGGCGCTGACCGCTTATGGTCAGAACCGTGGGCTCTACAACGAGCTGAAAGCCGATTCCATGAAGGCAACCGGCATCCTCGACAAGAACCTGGCGGAGCGGCGCGAAACGTCGGCACAGCGTTGGTCTGAGCTTGTGCAGTCCACTGATGACGCCATGCGCAGCATCGGGGATGCCATCCGGCCGGCGACCGATGCGTTTGCTACCGGCGCAACAACCGTTGCCCGCTGGATTACCAAGCTGTCGGACCATGCGCCCCAGTTGGCCATGGGGCTGACAGGCCTGGCTGCGGCCGTGGGTGCGGTCATGGCGGCCCGTAGCGCGGCCAAGATCGGCCGCGGTGCATTCAACGTGGCCCTGGGGCGAGCATGGGGCTACAGGCGCCCAGGCAAGGAATCTGGCCAGCCGGGCGAGGCTGCAGCCCCGAAGGCCCGTAACCGGGTGGTGGATGCGGGCCTGGGTGCCTTGGGCAAGGTGCTGGGAGTGCCGGCCAGCAATGACCCTGGCCAGGCGCCCAGCAACGAGCCGCAGCGCGTGTTTGTGGTCAATGCTGATGCCTTTGGCAGGTACGGGCCTGGCGCGCCTAATACAGGCCCTGGAGGGCCGAAGCGAGCACGCCGCGTGCGCCGGCGCCGGCCGGTCGCTCAGCTGGGTGCCGCGCGCAGTCCGCTCAGTGCTCCACCCAAGCCCGTGCCGGCGGCAGTCAAGGCGCCAGTACGGCTGACACCTGTGGTTGCGCCGGCAGCGAAAGTGGCGGCGCCGGTACCGGCTGCAGCAAAGGCGCCGGTTAGGCTGACCCCTGTGGTTACGCCGGCGGCGAAAGTGACGGCACCGGTACCGGCGGCAGCTGCAGCACCGGCGCCGATGCCCCGGCGTCCACAACCGGCCCTGCCAGCGGTGGATGTATCGGCACTGGCCCCAAGGGCGCCTGTTGCCCCTGAGCTGAGCCGCTTCGGGCAGATGGTGCATGGCGTTCGCGGTATGACCCGAGCGGCCGGCAGGTTGCCCGGTGGCCAGCTCGCTGATGCTATCCCCGGGGTGCTGGATATCGCGCTGAATGCGCAAACCCGGGACGAAAAGGCCGAGGGGTATGGCGGCCTGGCGGGCGGCATGGCGGGGGCCTGGGCGGGTGGTGCCGCCGGCGCTGCCATCGGCTCGGTGGTGCCAATCATTGGTACCGCCATCGGGGGTGCCATTGGCATGGCCCTGGGCGGGCTTGGTGGCGATGCCCTGGGCGGTTGGCTGGGCCGTACTTGGTTCGGTGAGGACAAGCCGCAGCAGGAGCAGGCGCAGGCTGATGGCCAGGCCGGCGCGGAATCGCAACCCGCTGCGCCTGCAGCACCTGCAGCACCCGTGGCGGTTATGCCAGCGCCGGTGATCGAGGCGCCCAAGCCCCTGCAGCCGACCCTGCAGCCCCCAGTGGTGCTGCAGCCTGAGCCGGTGACGAAGGCGCAGGCCCCGGTGGCCACTGTGCCGGCGCCCATCGCCAAGCCGCCGGCGCCGGTTGCCCAGGGTGTGACGCCGCCGTCGGCGCCGGTGACGGTACAACCGCCGGTCGTTACCGTAACGGCGCCTGGCTCGCAGCAGCCGGTGCCCGTGGTGAAGGTTGAGGCGGGTTCGCCCACGGGCCTGGCCAGGCCCAAGCAGGAGCCGGTACCGGCCGCTCAGGACACGCCCAAACCAGCAGATCGGGAGCGCCCCGGGTTCGCGCGCGGGCTGCGCCGTCATGCGGTGGAGCGTGCCGACTCTATGGGCGACGTGGTGCGTTCGCTGGTTGAGGTGACTGCGCCCAGTGCTGCAGCGCCGGCGCCGGAACCGCCCAAGCCGGCCGAACGCACCAAGGCCGAGCCACCCAAGGTTGAACAGACCTTTTCAATCGCACTGAGCATGCCGGTCACCATTCAAGGGGATGTGAAAGACCCCTATCAGGTTGTGGCCGGTCTAGAAACACCGCTGCGCGGCTTGTTTGACCGCCTGCAGCGTGAGTTCGCGGGTACCCGGTTCAGTGCCCAGCTCTACGACGAGGCGCATGTCTAAGGGGGTGCCATGGCTTACATGGACTTGATGAAATCAACGCTATCGTCCCTGGTGGCGGCCGGCGAGGCCGGCCGTACCAGTATCGATGGCATGCTGGGACCGCTTAATGGCGCCGTCAGTGACATGACCGGCGCCGCATCGGAGCTGGAAAGCCTGCCGATCATCGGGCCGGCGGTAGGGGCCAAGCTGCAACGCACCATGCGCGCGATCAACGCGGCGCAGTCCACCGTGGGCATGGTCGCGTCGAAGTACAGCCAGGTCACCACCGCCGCCACCCAGGTGCGCGACCGCCTGGGCTCACTGGGCGAGCAGGCCAGCAAGGCGGGGTCGGCTATCAACCGCATGGCCGGCAAGCTCAGCCCGTCCTTGGCGGGCATTGTGCCGAGCAGTGCGTTTGCTCCAAGCGCTACACCTGCAGCAGCAGCGGTAACGCCGTTCCCCCACCTGCTGACCCTGCAGCCACTCAAGGCAGGGTCACAGCCCTTTTACTTCAACCTCAACACTGCAGCGTTTGACGAGCTGCAGCGCCGTACCGCGTACCGCTGGGCCGCTCAGGAGCGTTTGACACGCGACATGGCCCAGCAGGCCGTGGGGCCTGGCGAAGACACGCTGACGATCAAAGGGGCCGTTTTCCCGTTGTTCCGAGGCGGTATCAGCCAGCTGGATACGCTGCGCACCATCGGCCGCCTGTTGCTGCCCGTGAGCCTGACCACCGGCTACGGCGCCGTGCTGGGCAACTGGTGCCTGCGCAAGGTCGAAGAGGATCAATCGGCATTGCTTGCCGGCGGTATCCCGCGCAAACAAGCCTTTACCCTGGAGTTCACCAAGTATGGCGACGACCTGCAGAACGTCTGACGGGGACGTGCTCGATACGCTGTGCCAGGCCTACTACGGCCATTTGATGGGCGCCGTGGAGGCGGTCATGGAAGCCAACCAAGGCCTTGCCGAGGAACCGCAGCCGTTCCGCGCCGGCGTGCTGATTCACTTCCCCGATCTGCCTGCAGCTGAGGCTGAGGCCGAGCACGTCACCCTGTGGGACTGACCCCGCGTTACGCGTAACGAACCCCGCCCTGTGCGGGGTTTTTACTTTCTGGAGCCACCATGAAACCCACGTTCCGCATCGTCGCTGACGGCTGGGATATCACCCTGCTGATTAACGACCGCCTGCTGTTGCTGCGCACCCTGGACAAACCCGGGATGGACTCTGACGAATTCGAACTGCGCATTGATGACCGCGACCAAGCCGTCACGCTGCCCAAGCGCGGCGCCTTGATCGAGGCCTTTTTGGGCTATGAGGGCAAGCCGCTTGCGCGCCTGGGCAGTTACCGGGTGGATGAAATCGAGGTGACTGGCCCGCCGGACACCATCACCCTGCGCGGCAAGGCCAGCGACATGCGCGGTAGCGGCAAAACCACCCGTAGTGGCAGCTGGGAGAACGTGCCGCTCGCGCAGATCGTCAGTGACCTGGCTGCGCGCAACGGGTGGAAACCTGGCTGCACCGTGCAGACCAAGGTGGCCCGCGTCGACCAGCGCAACGAGTCCGATTTTAACTTCATCACCCGCCTGGCCAGGCAGTACGACTGCACGGCCAAGGTGGGTGACGGGCAACTGCTGGTCATGCCGCGACAGGGTGGCAGCACCCCCGGGGGCAAGGCCTTTGGTGCCGTCACCATCCAGCGCAGTGATGTGAACCGCTACAGCTTCCGCCTGGGCGACCGCACCACGCAGAAGGCCGTGAAGACGCAGTACCAGGACAAGAAAACCGGCGCGCTCAAGGTCGTGGAGCTGGGCAACGACGAAGCGCCCGAAGGCCTGCCCGCCGTGCACACCGACCGCCATATCTACCCCGACAAGGGCGCTGCCGAGCAGGCGGCCAAAGCCCGCTTGGCTGCGTTCAACCGCAGCACCGCCGGCGTGCGCCTGGAAATGCTCGGGCGCACCGACCTGTTTGCCGAACGCTCGATCAACGCCCAGGGCTTCAAAAACGGGCTCGACGGCGAGTACTTGGTGGACAGCGTGGAGCAGGTGTTTATGCCCTCGGGCTGGTCGACCACGGTCGAGTGCAACGGCGGCAAGCAGGGCAAGGCGAAAGCCAAGGGCAAGAAAAAGAAGCAGACCAAACCACTGCGCATCGTGGACGTGTCTGCGGCGTAACCCATCACTCTTTGGAGACAAGCGATGCCAATCAACGAAAAGCAGTTGTTACAGATCCTCCCGAACGCCGGTCGCAAAGCCGGCGTTTTTGTTCCCGGCCTCAACGCCACCATGGGTAAGTACGCCATCGTTACGCGACTGCGCATGGCTGCGTTCCTGGCTCAGATCGGCCATGAGTCGGGCCAGCTGCAGTACGTCCGCGAACTCGGTAATGACAAGTACCTGTCCAAGTACGACACCGGTCGCTTGGCCCAGCGGCTTGGTAACACGCCTGAGGCGGATGGGGATGGCCAGCTCTATCGCGGCCGAGGGCTGATTCAAGTGACTGGCCGCTCCAACTATGAAGCCTGCAGCGAAGCCCTGTTCGGAGATAGTCGGCTGCTGAACACGCCAGAGCTGCTTGAGCACCCGGTCTACGCATCCATGTCGGCAGGCTGGTTCTGGCAGAAAGAGGGCTTGAACAGCCTGGCCGACAAGGGTGACCTCCTGGCCATCACCAAGCGCATCAATGGCGGTACCAATGGCCTGGAGGATCGAAAGGCCATCTACGTGCGAGCGCTTGAGGTGCTGCAGTGAACGGGTGGGTCTCCCGCCTATTGGCTGTCGCGGCGCTGCTGCTCGCCTGTGCGGTTGGCGCCCGAGCAGCTTGGGTTTGGCAGGCTAACGCATACAACGCGCAGCTCGCTGATCAGGCCGACGACTACGGCAAGCAGCTGGCAGAGAAGGATCGCATCAACGGCCTAGAGCGGGAGAGGGCGGCGTCTGCCGCGCTCGATCATCTAGCTGCACAGCAGCAAGCCCGTAGCGCCCTGGAGGCTCGCCTGCAGGCCCAGGCACAAAACCACTGGAAGGAGATGGAAGATGCGCAACAAACTCAAGCTCGCCTGCGTGACCGGCTTGCTACCACTGATCTGCGGCTGTCAGTCCTCGTCGACTCAGGAGCCGTTGCCCGCTCGAGTTGTAGCGGTGGGGTGCGAGAAACCGCCGGCACCGGAGGCGTGGTACCTAGCGCCGTACGCGCCCAACTTGACCGAGCGCATGCTCAACGAATTATCGCCATCACCGATGAAGGCGACCGCGGACTGATCGCCTTGCAGGCCTGTCAGGCCTACGTCCGCGAAATCACCAAGCAGTAAAAGAGGCGAGCCGGGAAGGATGCGTCAACATCCAGCCCGGCCCACCGAACCCGCAGACCCTTCCTGCAAGTCCAGCCGTGGCCCCTGCCTTGTGCACAAAGCGCGGCGAGCCTAACACCTGTTTATCCATACAGTAAAGACTTGCATACCTATGACCTCTCCAATCATCCCCTGGATGGGTGGCAAACGCCGCCTGGCCGACCGCTTGATCCCTCTCTTTCCCCCTCATGAATGCTATGTCGAAGTCTTCGCCGGCGGTGCCGCGTTGTTCTTCATGCGTCCCCAGCCCGCCCCGGTGGAGGTGCTGAATGATCTGAACGGTGAGCTGGTCACCCTCTATCGCGTGGTACAGAACCACCTGGAGGAATTTGTGCGCCAGTTCAAATGGGCGCTCAGCTCTCGGCAGATCTTCGAGTGGCAAAAAATGACGCGTCCTGAAACTCTGACCGATATCCAGCGCGCGGCGCGGTTCTTCTACCTGCAGCAGCATACCTTTGGCGGCAAGGTAACTGGGCAAACCTTCGGTACCGCAACTACTGCGCCGGCCATCAACCTGCTGCGCATCGAGGAGAACCTTTCCGCCGCGTGGCAACGCCTCGCCGGCACCTATGTCGAGAACCTGCACTGGCTCGCCTGCGCCGAACGCTATGATCGAGCGCACACGTTCTTCTACATGGACCCGCCCTACTGGCAGACGGCTGGCTATGGCGTTGACTTTCCCTTCGAGGAATACGAGCGCATGGCCGACTTCATGCGCCGGTGCAAGGGCAGGGTGATGGTCAGCATCAATGACCACCCGGACATCAGGCGCGCCTTCGATGGCTTCCACTTCGAATACCTGGATATCCGCTACACCAACACTAACCAGCGCCAAGGTAAGGCGGAGGTGACCGGCGAACTGGTGATCATGAATTGGCAACCGACGGGGCTTGGGCAACTTTTCTGACGCTGGTCGAGCAGGGTGGGCAGGTGCCCCACCCTGGCTCTGTCAATGTGCGAGCTATCGGCCCATCGCGATTCGTTGCTGCAGCTCTTTCAACTGCTCAGCCTCATCTGCCGTGCGCCGTTCGATTCGATGATGCAGGGCGGCTGAGAGCTGAAACAGCTCTGGGGTGGATAGCAATAGGTGGCCAGTGGCAACGGCGCTGATCATTTCCCTCAGCGTCATCACAACAGCATCTTCCGGGACAGGTTGGATGTGTTCCTTGCCCGTATGATCGAACGATATCAACCGGCGCCGGCCCGTCAGTGTCGGCGCTTCAATAGGCTTTTCTGCTGGCAGCTGAGTGAACTGGCGATTAAGCCATATGCGGGACTCGCTGCCCAGCTCGGCTTTGCAATAGTCTGCTGCACGCTCGGCACCCATGGTGTCGATCATCCACAGATCACGATTACCCCGACGCAGCTTACGCTTGTGCTGTGGCAGCAGGCTGCGGACTATTCTATCAGAGCTGCCCAGGCATAGTGCTGTGCATAGGTTGCCGGCGCTGAGCCAATAGGTGTCGTTCAGTTTAGCGATCAAGATGTGGCGGCCACGGAACGCGCGGTGCTCGAGCACGGCATCCTGTATAACTGGCAAGCTGCTCTTCTCGGTGGCCGCTTGCTCCAGCTGGTTGAAGGCGTTGATATATGCCTCTTTCCACTTCGCCGCTTCTTTGCCAGTGAAGCCCATGCACAGGAAGGTTAAGCCATCGCGGGTCATGCGGTAGTACGGCTCGGGCTTATTGTTCGAGCCGGGACGGGCACACGCCGCAAAATTGCGGAGTGCGAATTCAGATGAGCAATCCAAGTTACGCAGAAGCTTGAGAACGTCGTCATGGCGCTTGCCGAAGTGGGCAGCGACATCGAGACTAGTGGTGGTTGGATGGCCGTCAATCAACTCTATGGATACAGGAGAAACGGTTACGATGGTCTTCATTGTTGGATACCTGCGTTCGCTCTGTGAGCCGCTCCCCAACGCCAATTAGGTGAGCGGAACCGTGCGGGTTGGCGTACCGGACGCAGGGCCGGCGAGCCCGAAGGCTCCCATGCACGGCCCGCCCATAACGGGTGAAGCCATGCTGCGGACACAAAAAAACCGCTCCAACGGCGGTCGTGTCTGATATCTCAAGCACAACCAGTATGTGTCGTGGTAATGTCATATCGCCATGCCTCGCGCCTGCGAAGCTGTGCTGCTGTGGATGATAGTTTATCTTTGATCGGAGATATAATCGTAGTGAAGATGGGTGCAAGCACACTCTCGGATAGTTATCATAAAATAGTGCCCCGAGCAGAAAGATTGAGAATCGCTTTGCTGGCTGAGTTAGATCACTTACTCAAAAAAGAGAATGTTGCTCTCGGTGTACCGATTGAGTCGCGAATCAAAGCGTGGGAGTCAATAGCTGAAAAGGCTGAGCGAAAGTCTATAGAGTTCGACAGTGTAGCGAAATTGAATGATCTAATAGGCATAAGATTAATACTGCTCTTCAGCAAGGATTTGGCTGTGGTGTCTAAGATGCTGAATTCTAATCTCACGGTTATTCAGTCTGAAGACAAGTCCGCTCAGCTAGGGGAGTCACAGTTCGGTTATCAGTCTCAGCATTTTATTATAAAGGCCCCAGACGAATGGACAAAACTACCTACATGGAGTGATCTGGGCGGTTTACGAGTTGAAATTCAAGTAAGGACATTGGCTCAACATATTTGGGCAGCTGTTTCACACAAGCTCCAATATAAACAAGAGGCGGGCGTGCCTCCGCCCTTGCGTAGAGCTATTAATAGGGCTTCTGCACTTTTGGAGACTGTGGATGTCGAGTTTGATCGTTTGCTTATAGCTCGTGATGAGTATTTAGAGGCAGAGTCTGTAGTAAGTGATCCAGATGAGCTTCTGAATGTCGATCTAGTTGAGGCAGTGCTCACGAAGATTTTCCCGTCCGCTAATAAAAGTGAATCGGAAGACTATAACGATTTGTTGGGAGATCTGGTGAACTTCGGTATCGATAATGTCGGGCGATTGAGAGAAGTCATGAAGCGGCACTATGTCAAGATTATGGATGAGGAGAAAAAATACACTAAAAAGCATAGGACTCCAGTCTTCTTTAGGCATGTTGGCCTTGCCCGACATGGACTTCGCTGTGAGTTTGGCTCGCAAGCTGTGACAGATTTCTTTGTGGCTAAACGTGAAGAACAGCGGCGGATTGATCAATAAAATTGAAGCGTCGATATATTTTTAATGTATAAATTTAGGCTTGGTTCTAGTTCTAGTTCTAGTTCTAGTTCTAGTTCTAGTTCTAGTTCTAGTTCTGCTTCAAGTTCCTCGTCCAAGTATTGCGTTAATATATGATTATCGGAATAATTGGGCGAGACTGTTTTGGTTGATGGGAAGTTGACTGGGTGGGGTATTAGTTTTTCAATCCGCGAAGCGATGAGACTTTTCATTGGGCAGCTATTAGTGGTATAAATTCATAGGCGTGGAAGTGCTTTTGTCTGTAGGTATCAATGTGCTAAGGTTTGAAGAAAGCGTCTACCAATCCATAACCATGCTCGTGTCTGGTTTCAGTCGGCTTGGCTAATTCGCCCGCTGCAACTATGTGACGACTTAACTCCTGAGCTGTGATATACCAGCCAATATTGCTTCAGCATGAATATCAAGGGTCGCTAGAGCAATAGTGACGTTTTCATGTACGTTGACTGAGCCACGACGGCTTACCCAAAGTGAAAGCTCCTCCAGCGCCGCCCGGATGGCAACTTGGTTCAGAAGCAGCAGTTCTAGCGTGTCCGCAGTCGTCGAGTTTTGGTCATCCATCAGCATGCTCCAGGTTCGGAACTCATAGGGAGATTACAAAGGCGCCTAGCTTAAACGGGCGCTTTGCCAAGGTCATTGTACTTGGTTATGCTATCCTGCGATAGAATATCGAAAGTGTCGGGCGGGTACAAATGCCTGTCTCTGGTTGGCGCCGGTGCAATGTCACCCTGGGTCGGTTCGAGAGCCGGTGCGAGCTTGATCGCGGTATGGTAGTGGATCGGGGAAGGAATTGAGAAAGTTGTTTAAGCTGCTTTTCAGCGATACTTGAGTGGTGGCTGTTTAAAGCTTAACTTAGTCCAAAGAATGAGGTTCAATTTTGGTATGAGTCTCAAGGCTGGTATCAAGGCTATTCAGCATAGCCTTGATATGCGGTATTAGACGAACTTCGAGCCAGAACATGTGTGGGATTACTTTTTCTTTTTTTTGTCCTTGTTTAGCTGTGCCTGCTTTGCTTTTTTTTCTATGTAACTTTGGCAATGATTGTAGCTATGCAGTTTGTCGTGACTCATCGCAATTAAAATCGTATTTGCTTGCTGGATCTCACGGTCAATAGTTGTCTTGTATTGCATTCCATAGTGAGGTGGTCCAGCTGGAATAAAATTTACTATTGTTTTTCGTCGATTAATTCTTTCTGAGATTGCGTTAGTGTCAAGCTCCCACGCTTTGCCTTCGGCTGAAAGGTTAAATCGTGGGGAGCAATTGGCGACAGCGTCACAAACCCTGATTTGCGATGTTGCGCCAACTCCTACATAAAGAGAGATAAAATCTTCAGGTGGAGGCCCAGGTCTCAATACGAGCCAGTCTTGAGTGTTCTCTAGCCAGTTCGATCTAATGAATCTATAAAGATAATCGGGTACTGTGTTGTTGGCAACTTGAGTCATATCCTTTGCTCAATCAAATGCAATGCGCAGAATTTTTCGTATTTGCTTGGCATCGCTGCTATCGATAATAGTAGCCTCGCCGCTAAATGATGGAAAGTTTTTTTGAGTGCCAGGTGTAGCGTATGAGAATATTAAGTCAGAGTCTGTGCGGACTTGGATGTCAAGTATGTTCAAGTTTTTGCATACTAACACGCCGAAGCAACCTGTACTTCTATCAATGTAACTCTTGCCCTTGGAGTCAGCAAAATGAGGAAGATAGCGGAGGAAGTAATTTAATGACTCTCCTGAAGGTTGCGACATTGGTCGATCACCTTCGTGAAGCTCTTTCATATAGCTGTCAATTGTTCTCGATAGATCTGAAAAATACCAGCTCCAATGGGAGGTTTTAAATTTTTTCGGAAGGGCTTTGATAAATTCTTTTAAAGCGTGCGTGGCGCTATAGTTTATGAAGCTCAAGCTTGGTGCGGAAAACCGATCCATATAAACCGACCAATCATCAAGCAATACTTCGGATTCATTGAATTTAAATGGTTCGAACGAATTACTTTTATATTTTTGCGGTAAATTGGTAAAGAAAAAGTGGGATTTAGCCGGCGTGGAAAACACCTTTTTTTTGATGTTTGGGGTGTCCATTGTAAAAGAGTGAGCTGCGCTCTTAGTATCAGTTTTCATCTTCCGATTCGTGCTCCTCATCAACAGGATCCATTGAGTCGATCAGATCCGACAAGTGTCGGTTGAAGCTTTTTGCTGCAGTTTTAGTAAGCACTACAGAACTGAAAATATTTTCGTAACCTTCCTCGACGTCAGCGAAGTCAATGCATATGACTTCATTATGAAGTGTGCTAAGGGAAAAAGAGTTAGCGAACTTTGGAGCATCTGCCCGGTTCGTATTTGCGCTGGCGATTACAGATCCTTTGCTTCGATTACGCGATTTGCTGCTCATGTCTCAACTCCATACTAAATTTTAGCAGTATATCAAAATGAAATTTTATAAGCAAGAGCTATAGGTTGTTAAAATAATTTTTTGCTAAAATGCCATCGGATATTATTAATTGCCTAAGGTTTTAGTCGCGTGGGGCATTTAGGTCATAACAATGAAGTACAAAGATTTATTTAGCTCTCGGTACGTCTCAAACACAATATTTGAGAGCGGCCACATACAGTTTCGACTACACAAGCAGGAACGGTAGCAGACGTTTTTAAATCACGCTCGTGCAATTGGCTCGCTGTTACTTGGATTGCGAATCAATATGCATAGTTGGTGGCTAGCTACTGGGGCTGGGCATGATTTTCCGCAATGGCTTGGACATTCTTGCAGGCTCTCACCGTTCGAGTTAGTTAACACCTCATAATACAAAGCGCTACTAGAGGTTGTCGTCAATGGGGTAGTGACGAAGCTAGGCTAACGAGCAGTTGGTACAAAAATGGTACGTATTCAGTTTAATTCTGCTCAAGCCTTTGAATCACGCACGTTAGAGCCAAGATAGGCCCAATCCATCATCGGGGCAACGCTGAAGCGGCGGGACGGCTCAATGCGTTGTTTGTTCAAGTCTTGAGGCATCTAAGTCACGTGTCTGAATGACCAGGCGCACCGCGCCAGGCCAAGTGGTATTCGAGGAGGCGCATAGTCTATCAACCCAAGCAATCCCGCGTCCGGTTTTGTCCGATGGGGGGCTTTCAGCTGGGCTCTAAACCATCCAGCCCGGCCTCGCTACAAAACCCGTCAAATGCCATACCGCTTGTTACCCCCTGAGGTAATGCAGTAGCGACCACCGCGGGGCCCGATACAAACACGGCCAGAAGAGCAGGGGCACGACATACCATACGTAGGTCCGGCGTTGCGAGCAGGCTGCGGAACCGCCCGCTGCCTTTTTTGCGTGGCGTGGACAAAGCAATTTGCTGTGGTGCAGAGGTTCTTTAACGAAAGCCAGCGCGGAGCCTGGCCATCGAGGCTGATGCGACCCCAATCCGCGCGTTGTTCGTAAACTCGCACAGTGTCACCCCGTTTAAGGCTGCCAACCACCGTGCCGCCTGGGCTGGCACGCAGGTTCAGCTTGTCAGCGTTCACAAAATGCTCAAGGGTTGAAGATGAGGGTTTTTGCCCCACACCTGGCGACTCGGCCGCAAGGGTGCTCACTGGCGTGGGGCTAATCGGCTTCTTAACTTCAGACGGGCTCTTTTTTCCGGTTGCCCAGACCACGACGAAGAGCACCACGATTGGCAGCAGCCATAACTGTCTTTTATCGCGCAT